AGCAGCCGCCTCACAAGATCATCCATCTTTCTTCTCCCCTAGTGCGGCGCGAGCATCGTCCCAGCCACAAGAGCAATTATGGCCGGAAAAATGGTCGCACTTGCTTTCGTGCCAGCCATATTTGCCAAGCGCCGCTTCCAGTTGCTCAATGTGGTCGGCGGCTTCCCATGCCAGCATCTCTGTGTCGTCATCGTTCACAAGGTCGCGCAGCCGCTTCACAAGATCGTCGGTCATGCTGACCTCCATTCAGGGTAGTTAACGAGTTTCATTCCATAGTTATTGATTTGATCAGGTATCTGGATGTCTTGCTTCCTCTTCAGTTTATTTCCACGAAACGGGCGGTAGTCAACCTTGTGATGCCAGCGGTTGAACTTCCACACGACCTCGGCCACGTCGGGGTGCATGTCCGCCAGCATCTGGCTCTTCGCCATCGTGCCCTCGCGGCGGTAGAACTCTTCGGTGTTGCCGCCGCCCATGCGCTGCGTCGTGACCTTGCCCTGCAAGAACGCATTGAACTGGATTGTGCAGTGGCCGTCCTTCAGCACGCGCAGGCTCAGGTCCGTGTCCTCGTTATAGCGGCCGCGCCAACGGTACGGCGCAGCGTTCTCGATCAACAGGCACGAGTAGATGCGCGTGTTGAGAACCATCGGCGGCACGGCGTCTGTCGTCTTGCAGAACGAGTAATAGTTGAAGCCTGCCAGCGGCACGTTCTCGTAACGATCGACGAACTGCTCGGCAATCTTGAAGATTGTGCCGCTCTCTACTTCAGCTTTGATGTTGCGGTTCAGGCGGTGAAAGGCGTCGAGATTGTCGTCCATCACCCAGTGACGCTTTGCACCTGTCGAGATGGCGTGGTCCCAGACAAAATTGCGCGCAGCACCCGGTCCCACAGACTTGCTGCGGCCGAGATCGTCAAAGGTGTCATAACTGTCGAGATAGCTTTCGGGCAGGATCATTATCTTCGACGGATCGATCACGGCTGCGTAGTCACTATACTCCTGCGCCTCGATGACGATCTTGTACGGCACGCGCATATGTTCGAGCGCCTTGCTCGTCAGCCTGCTTTCCCAACGACCTTTTGATACGATGTAGACGGGATAATCAGGGTTCATCGATCCACCGCTTTTGACCATGCAGGCCACGAACCAGAACCGGATGCCAGATGCTTTTGGTTTTGACTGTCAGCTTCTGGCCGATCATCTGCGAGAACTCGTCCAAATCCTGCTGGCAGCGGAAGCGCACAATCATCTGCGCGTAAGGCTCCTGCTTTTCCTGAACGAACTCCGGCATGTCCTTCCATTCGGCGAACACGTCATTCGCATCAAGCTCATCGAATAAAGCTTTCTTTTTCATATCGATACCTCTTCTAAGTTTAATCAATCCCACCAATCACACGCAGACCCTGAAGCTTTGTGCTCTTGTCTGCCATCTCATATGCGAGCACGTTGTTATTGAGCCATGTGTCGATCATGTTCTCTGCAACCTTCTCGACGACGTCGAACTGCTGCGCAATGATCGCGGCCGCATAGCGTCCCTGCTTGCGGGTCTGCGGATAGCTTGACCACGGCTTGCCCTCATTCCACGCCCTGCCGATCGACACGAGGATCTTGCGGCAGACATCCTTCTGCGGCCACGCATTGATCTCGCGCTTCACTTCATCGCACGGGCAGGCGTACAGCGAACCTTCGCCAGTGATGTCATTCACTGAGACGTTCTTCAGCTCGAAGGCCTGCGTCCAGCCGTCCTGCGCAGACTTGATCTTCTTTGCGTGGATCTCGCCGATCATCTCGCCCTCCTCACGCTCGATGCCGAGCAGGAAGTCGCCAGCGCCGTCAAACACTGTCGAGCCGCGCATGTTGCCAGCGCGCGACGTGTGGTGGATGCCGACAACCGTAGCCTCAAACGTCGTGCGCAGAGCATCGCATGCGGCAATGAAGAGCGTCATGTCCTTCTGAAGGTTTTCATCTGCACCCGGCAGCACGCGAGAGACCGTGTCCACAAAAATGGCGACTGGCGTCTGGCCCGTGATCTGCGCGACGTGCGCGACAGTTTTGATCAGGCGATCGACGTCATTGGGCATCATGAAGTTGATGGTCTGGCGGATCAGGTAAAAGGGCACCTCGTCTGCATTGATGCCAGTCTCCTTCTCCCACGCGGCGATGCGATACTTCATGTCGCCGACGCCTTCCGAAGAAATATAAATTACGGGGCCAGTCTTCTTGATGTCGCGGCCAAACCACTGCGCCTGCTTCGCAGCAAGTGAGAGGGCCATGCCGATCGTGATGAATGACTTACCGCAGCCGGGTGCGCCAAAGACAAAGCCGAGAGCCGTCTCGATCACAAGCTTGTCGATCAGGTAATTCGGATTTGGCAAAGACTTAATCCCCTTAACATCTAAAACTTCAAAGCTGCCCTCGGGAGCCTCGACGGCCTTGGGCGTAAGTTCACCCGTCTCAGGGTTGAAGTCGTAGCCTTGGATTTCTTTCGGGGCCTCGATCTCAAAAGGGCGCGACGGTTTTTCAACCTTGGCCGCCTTCGAGACCTTTCCATCCCACTGCTCCATCGCATTGAGCCACTTCTGCGCGAACATGGTGATGCCGCGACCCTCACGCTCCAGCAGGTCCGCATTCGACACGCCTGCCTCGTAGAGGCGGCTTTTGACGTGGCGCTCGTAGTTGCCGAAGGCCGCCTGCATCTCTTCAACGGAGGCGCTTGGCGTGAGCGGTATCGGGGCGTCGCGACGGAGATCCACGACAGCCGCCCAGACAAGTTTTGTCATGTAGTCTTCGCGGCCGTCCACGAGGTTGCCGAAGCTGTCGAGGGCGTGGGTCGGAGACGAAGTGTGTTCGCGCTGGCCCGTAATCGGGTTTACGCCAGACGCACCGCCGTGCTCGATGCTAAGCTGGACGACTGCGTCGCACAGCCACTGAGGGGCGTCGGCAAAGCCTATTTCCCAAGGCTCGCATCCAGTCTTCCAGCGATAGGGAGTGCCGCTCTCGTGCATCGACGGGGGCATCATGGCGAAGCCGCCCTGACCGCGAATGTCCACGCCGATCGAGGTTTTGCAGGTGGGAGGCGTCCAGCCAGCGGGGGCGCGGAAGAAGAGCTGAATACCGCCACCGCCCGTGACCTGCTCAACCGTCTCCAGCTCGCCTGCGGACTGCTGACGATCCTGCATGTCGAGCCACCACGCCTGAGCGGTCGGGTGCTTGTGCAGGTCAAGGTCAATCACGAAGACGCCGCCTGAGCAGGCACCAGCAATAACGCCCATGTTATTGCGGCGGACGTGCTCGCCTTGCTCGCCATACCAACGCTCGAACGTGAAGTCCGGCACCAGCTCGTGCTCCAGCTCACGCCACTTGGGCAGGGCGGGGCGCTTCCACTGCTGACGGTTCTCACGAGGCGTCATGGCTGGCACAACCTGAAGACCAGCCGCGCGATACATGCGCGCCCACTCAGAAGGCTCAGCAAAGTCAGGATCAAATTGCATCAGGGCACTCATCTCAATCTCTATTTTGTAGCAGCGTACCAAGCCAAGCAGGCCGCATCGGCGCGGCCGTCATCTTTTTTTCGGGCAAATAAATTCGCAAAATTGGGGAAAAGTTCAGCGGCGCGCTGACGCGAGCCGTCCTTACCACCACGGACCCCGCAGCCCTTCTGCCAAGCCTGCGGAATGACAAGGGTCATGGGGATCTGCAAGGCGGCCAAGGCACCCTCGATCGTGCCAAGGCTACGACCAAAGGAGAAGACGGATGACACACCTTGACCGGGCATCGCCCCAACGCGCTCGACAAATGCGGTCGAAGGCTTGCCAATCAAGCTCAAGACATTGGCGAGCATGGCGGGGGACAGTTCGCGCTTCTTCTTGCCATTGCGCTCGATCTCGACGACGGGCATGTCAATAACTGACAGGTGGCCCTTTTCCATGTCGAAGACCGCAATAGCGCCAGACAGACCGGGGTCAATTCCAATATAAATCACGCGACTTTCCTCGCTGCCTTGTCGAGCATTTCAAACTGTTTCCAAGTAATGCCCCCAGCCGTCGCTAGGATCAGGTGGGGACGCCACTTGTGGGGTATGGTCTGGCGCTGACGCCACTTGTCGATTGCGAACTGCGACACGCCAAGCTGCAAGGCTGCGCGCTCAACAATGTCCCAATCAATTGCAGGCTTTTTCATACTGGTATCCTAACCCCTCCAAATCAATGGACGGCGACGTTGAGACATTTTGTCCAGAAGGTCAAGCCTGTGGACGGACAAAATGTCTGTTGACGAACTTTTGCAAATCAGCCTATGTTCGCAACCCTATCAGATCGAGAATGCAATGAACCCCTTTGAAGTCTATGAAATCGAGCATCTTTCACCGTCAAGCTGCAACTTGTTTGTCGCCTCACCTGCTATGTTCATCTTGCAGAAGTGCATGAAGCTGCGCACCAGCGTTGGCCCTGCTGCACATCGGGGCACTGCGGTAGAGAGCGGTATAGTTGCGGGACTTGTGGACGGACTGCCCGAGAAGGAATGCATCGAGGTGGCCGTCGCCGAGTTTAGCAAGCTCACGTCATTATCATCAGACAGCCGCCGCGAGAAAGAAGAGGCGGCTCTAGCCGACTTCGTGAAGATGGGCCTGAAAGAGCTGATGCCTTACGGCAAGCCCTCAACGACGCAGGGCGCGATCAAGCATCAGGTCGAAGGCTTGGCCGTTCCGATGATTGGCTATTATGACGTTGAGTGGGAAAATCATGGCGTCCTTACAGATATTAAAACAACTCACGCGCTCCCGTCGAAAATCTCAACCAATCACGCTCGGCAAGTTGCACTGTATCGCGCTGCGCGGGGCGACAATTTGGATGCTCGTGTTTCCTACATCACGCCCAAAAAGTCTGCGACATACGCTCTCGAAAACCCTCGCGAACATCTCGCCGCTCTCGAAGCGATTGCGCTGACGATCCAACGCTTTCTGTCCCTCAGCGACGACGCAAAGGTTCTCGCGTCATACGTTGTCCCTGAAGTGGACAGTTTCTATTTCTCAGACCCTGTGTCGCGTAAGGCGGCATATGACGTATGGGGGTTGTGATGCACGTTTTGGATGGTGAAACAGATCAGAAATGGTGCCCAATGGTGCGCAACGATAACGGTGACAATTCTGAGCCGTTTACTAGCGGCACACAATCGATGTGGCAGCGTGCGCCGAAATGGTCGCGCTGCATTGGCTCTAGCTGCATGATGTGGCGGTGGCGTCTTGAGAACAATGACTCTGATGAGGGTTTTTGTGGTCTTGCGGGCATCCCTGCCGCCGATATTTGAGTATTCAAAAGTTCAGCCCATGTGGGCGAAGGCAAGAGGCCAGCCAAATGGTCTCACATTGGAGTAGGTAAAATGGCATTAGGTTTTGATTACGGTTCGGGCGGCGGCTCGGCAAACTTCCTCCCCATCACGAAGTACGACGCGCGTGCGGGTCGTTTCTTCCGTGTGGATCGTGAAGATGGCACCTCGACGCAGGTGGACATCACACGCAATTTCAAGGCCGTCTTTGACTTTGAAAACATGGAAGTGGGCTGGATCTCCTTCACCGCTGGCTCCGCGCCGGACTTCAACATGGTCCCGCACGGCACAGCCTTTCCGGCGAAGCCCACCGACAACCACAAGCGCGGCATTCGCATGAATGTTAAGCTGAGCGGCGAGTGCGGCGGCGACTGCCGTGAGCTTGCCAGCACGGCAAAGGCCATGCTCGACGGCATCAACTTGCTGCATGACGAATATCTTGCAGGCGCGAAGGCGAATGCAGGCAAGCTGCCTGTCGTCGTCCTCGAAGACACTGTGCCGATTACGTCCGGCACAGGCGACAAGAAATCCACCAACTATCAGCCTGTCTTCAAGATCTCGGCTTGGGTTAAGCGCCCTGCTGATCTTGATGAGGCTGCGGGCAATCGCGAAGAAGCGCCCGCACCTGTGGCTGCCAAGGCTCCTCCTGCGACGGGCTCGACCCGTGCGGCCGCTCCGGCACCGCGCGCTGCCGCTCCCGCCGACGACGAGGATTTCGGCTAACAAACTGGGCGGGGCTTCGGCTCCGCCCTCCTTCAACGGAGATCGATGTGAAATTCCTCATAACAATGAATATGCCTGCGCGCTCCGGCCAGCAGATCCACCAGATCATTTGCGAGCACGAAGCAAAAAGCCTGAAGGAATTTGTCGACGTTCTTCAGGGTAACGATTTCTTAATCGTTGACGAGTTTTATCGTGACACCGAAGCACCTCGCGGGTCGGAGTCCTACTATCCAGTTGGGCAAATTGCGGTGAACTATCGTTATGTTGGCAAGGTGAAAGTAATGGGAAACGTCACACGCTCGATGGATTAGATCGAGCGGAATTTATGGAGATCGATATGGCTCAACCACATGGCAGAACATTTATCAGGTCAGCATTAGTAGTCGATGGACGTTCAAAGGCGGGCTATCTCATTCGCTGCCGCGAGTGCAACAAGGCCGAAGTGCTGCCAAACGCAACGCATTCAGGGTCGCTGCCGCCAGAAGTGACGGCCAAGAAGTTTGCACAAAAGGGCTGGCGTGTCGGGCATCGTGTTCGTGAAGACAAATGCCCTGACTGCATTACCAAAGAACTCGAACTAAAAAAGAAGAAAAAAGAGCCAAAGACTGAAGAACAAGTTTTGTCAGACATTAAAATGGAGATTGATAACGTGAAGGCAGAAGCACCACCACTAATGACCAAGGAAGATCGGCGCATCATCTTCGCCGAGATCGACAGCCACTACGTCGATGAGATGCGCGGCTATGAGGCTGGCTGGGATGACGCAAAAGTCGCACAGGGACTGAACGTCCCGATGTCTTGGGTGCGCCAACTGCGCGAAGACAACTTCGGGCCTGAAGTCGGCGAGAGCGTCAAGAAAGACTTTGAAGAGGCAAAAGTCATCATTGCCAAGGGTGACATGATCATTGGCAATATGAACAAGGCCTTGGACAACGTCGCCCAGTCCATCCAGACGTGGCAAAAAATTCAGGCTGGCTTCGAGAAGGAAGTCGCTGAAACCAAGCGTGCAATTGAAGAGCTTACAAAACGCATTAACGCACTGACAAAGAAGTAAGGAGATCATAATGAATTACGCAGACATCCTCAGCAAATCAGCATCTATTTTTGCAGAACGTGACATGGAATATGGCGACGTAAACGACACGACAGAGCGCGTGTGCGTGATTTACAGCACCATCATGGGCGAGACGATCACGCCCTATCAGGTCAACATGCTGCTCCACTGCATGAAGCTGGCCCGCATCCGCTCCGATCGTAAGAAGGCCGACAACTATTTTGACGGCATCAACTACCTCGCCTTCGCAGCAGAAGCCGCGCAGATCAAAGACGACGTGCCCGTGCATGTGACCATGCCGCAGGCCGCTGCAAAAATTACAGAAATCAGCGCCGAGATGGAGCAAGAGATTAAGGATCTCGCTGCCAAGTTTGCGCCTGTTCAGAACAACGGAGAGAACCAGTGAGCGACAACGACTTGCTTGAGTTGAATGACCAGTTTCTGCGCCGCTTGGCTGTGGCGCTGCTTGAGGCCATTCCAAATGGCGACCCGATCCAGAACGTGGCGGCAATCGCCTCGTTCAACACCAACCTGATGGCTGGCCTTATCTTCGGCGGAGCAAGCACCAAGGAGCAGGCTATGGAAGGCGTCGATGCTTATGCCAAAGACCTCCGCAATTTGA